CGCCAACCAATGAGTTCTTCTTAGAGTATATAGCTAGACCTCAGACGGCAGAGATGTTCTTCGAGGATGTGCTTATGGCTTGCGTGTTTTATGGGATGCCTATCCTTGTAGAGAATAATAAGCCAAGACTACTATACCATTTCAAGAACAGAGGGTATAGAGCGTTCTCCATCAATAGGCCCGACAAGCCCTCTAACAAGCTCTCTAAGACCGAGAAAGAGCTCGGGGGTATACCCAACTCATCTGAGGATGTAAAGCAGTCTCACGCGTCCGCTATAGAGTCCTACATAGAAAAGTATGTTGGCCTAGATATGGAGGGCACATTCAGAGATGTTGGAGATATGGGAGGAATGTTCTTTAATAACACCTTGTTAGATTGGGCGAAGTTTGACGTGAACAACAGAACGAAGTATGATGCGTCTATAAGTTCAGGGTTGGCTATTATGGCTAATCAAAAACACATATATCAGCCTCAAAAACAAAGTTCAAAAATATCAGTTAAATTTGCAAGATATAATAACAAGGGCAATGCTAGCCGATTACGCCAATGAAAGAAGTTAATGTCAACATAGTAAAGAGAACTTTCCCAAGTCAATTTGTAAGCGATGAAGAAAAGGCTCTTCCTGAATTTGGATTAAAAGTTGGTCAGGCTATACAGCACGAATGGTTTAAAAGAGACGGAGGGTCTTGCAGGTTCTATAATCACTTAGGTCAATATCATAAACTAAGATTATACGCACGAGGTGAACAACCTATTGGGAAGTATAAGAATGAAATGTCTGTGGATGGCGACCTAAGCTATCTAAACCTAGACTGGACACCCGTACCAATCATACCTAAGTTCGTTGATATCGTAGTCAATGGAATGTCGGATAGATACTTTGGCATCAGAGCGTTTGCTCAGGATCCTATATCTTCTGAAAGACGTAACGAATTCAAGGATATGGTGGAGGCTGATATGGCTGCTAGAGAATTACTTGAGCAACTTAATGAAGACTTTGGCATAGACACCTTCAATGTTCCTGAGGATGAACTCCCAGGGAGTGATGAGGAGTTGACTGTTTACATGCAGTTGAATTATAAGCCTGCTGTTGAGATGACAGCTGAAGAGGCTATTAATACATTAATGCTAGACAACGACTACAGCGATACAAGAAAAAGGCTAGACTACGACCTTATGGTTTTAGGTAAGGCTGTAGTGAAGCACGAGTTCAACCCTGGAGATGGCGTTACAGTAAAGTATGTTGATCCTGCAAATGTGATACACAGCTACACTGAAGACCCACACTTTCAAGATTGTTTCTATTGGGGAGAGGTAAAGACTGTTCCTATCACGGAACTAATCAAGATTGACCCAAGCCTACTTCCTGAAGACTTAGAGAAGATTTCTCAGTATAGTCAAAGTTGGTATGACTACTATAACGTAACACAGTTTTATGAGAATGATGTATTCAAAAAAGACACGGCAACGCTTCTTTACTTTAACTACAAAACCACCAATACCTTCAAGTATAAGAAGAAGATTGCAGACAGTGGTGCTGTAAGGATGATTGAAAAGCCATCTGACTTTAACCCTCCACAGGATATGGTTGAAGAAGGAAGGTTTGAAGTAGTTCAGAAAACAATTGACGTATGGTATGAAGGGGTGATGGTTATGGGGACAAACATGGTTCTTAGATGGAGAATGATGGAGAATATGGTTCGCCCGAAGTCTGCCTCTCAGAATGCCATGCCTAATTACATTGCTGTTGCGCCAAGAATGTACAAGGGCAATGTAGAGTCTCTAGTAAGAAGAATGATTCCTTTTGCTGACTTGATTCAGATTACACATCTCAAGCTACAGCAGGTTATGAATCGAATGACCCCTGATGGCGTGTTTATTGACGCTGATGGAATCAATGAGGTTGACCTCGGCACGGGAGCGGCATACAATCCTGAGGATGCGCTGAGGCTATACTTCCAGACAGGTTCTGTTGTTGGTAGGTCGTACACTCAGGATGGAGATTTCAATAACGCTAGAGTTCCTATTCAACCTATTACGGGCCACTCAGGGCAAGGTAAGATGGCTGCGCTAATCAATAGTTACAACTACTATCTAGATATGATAAGAAGTGTAACGGGATTGAATGAGGCTAGAGACGGATCAACGCCTGACCCCAACGCACTCGTGGGAGTTCAAAAGTTAGCGGCCTTAAATTCTAACACAGCCACTAGGCATATCTTAGATGGTAGTGTGTTTATGGTCAAGAAGTTGTCTGAGGCATTGATGCTCAGGGTGTCTGATATTATAGAGTACGCTCCATTTAAAGAGGAGTTCATACTACAGATAGGAAGGCATAGTGTTTCAATGTTAGAGGATATAGATGAGCTATACCTAAGAGACTTTGGGATATTTATAGAGATATCTCCTGACGAGGAAGACCGAGCTAGGCTAGAGCAGAACATACAGATAGCACTAGGATCTGGAGACATCACTCTTGAGGATGCCATTGATATTCGAGAGATAAAGAATATTAAGCTAGCCAATCAGGTTATTAAAATCAGAAGAGCAGCTAGAGAGAAGAACAGACAGAACCCTGAAATTATTAGGATTCAAATGAATCAGCAGGGTCAAATGCAGTCACAGCAACTAGCAGGACAAATAGCCGCACAGAAGATGCAGTTAGAGTCTCAGCTAAGAATGCAGGAGGAGCAGGCCAAGATGCAGATGGAGTCAGAGAAGATGCAGATGCAAGCAGAGCTCAAGTCTCAGTTGATGGCTGAAGAGTTTAACTATAATATCAAGCTAAAAGACTTAGAGGTTGATGGACTATCTAAAAGAGAAGATGCTAAAGAGACGGCAAAGGACAAAAGAATAGATAGACAGAACACTCAACAATCTAAACTTATTGAGCAGAGGAAAAAAGATTTACCTCCAATCAACTTTGAATCATCAGAGGACAACTTAGATGGGTTTGACTTCGGTCAATTCGGTCCGAGATAAAATATATATATTTGCATAAAATTTAATTAAATGGCAATTCGAGTAAAAGACATAGGCGTTTCTGAGGAAAAGTCTAAACAAGAAATAGAGGCGAAACTTTTGGAGGAGCATGAGGCGAAGAACGCTGAAGCGCAGGAGGTAAAAGAGGAGCCAAAAGAAGAAGTTCTTTCACAAGTAGAAGAGAGATATAGCAAAGAGATTGAATCTGTGGACGATTTAGTTTCTGAGAGAGAATCTGCTCCTGATATGTCTGAAGAGATGCTAGCTTATTATAAGTTCAACCAAGAAACAGGCAGAGGTATGAGCGACTTTATTGAGTTTAATAAAGACGTTGATGCGATGGGAGACGATGAAATCTTAAAGAAGTACTACACGTATGTAGAGAAAGGTCTTGATGCTAGCGATATTGATTTGTTGATTAATGACAAGTTTGGTTTGGATAAAGAAGCCTTGACTGAGTCACAGATGAACAAAATCAAAATCGAAAAGAAAAGAGAGTTGTCTAGAGCCAAGGATTATCTTAACGACAAAAAGCAAGAATACCTTACTCCAGTTGAGTCAACGGAGGGTAGCAAGTCAAAAGAAAATTCTCAAAGCAATGAACTCCATAATCAGTTCTTGAAAAAGACTGAAGAGGTGTTCGGTGCTGACTTCAAAGGTTTTGATTTTAGCATTGGCGAAAAAAACTTTAGCTACTCTCCGGGTGAGGCACAGGATTTAAGAAAGAGTCAGTCCGATTTGAATAACTTCATTAGTAAGTATTTAGGTAGTGACGGAACATTCAATGATCCTGTTGGCTATCACAAAGCCCTTTCAGTAGCAATGAACCCCGAGAAATTCGCTAAGTTCTTCTACGAAAAAGGGAAAGCTGATGCAATTGAAACTGATGCGAAGAGAGCCAAGAACATTAATATGGAACCTCGGCAAGCTCCTAACTTCAATCAAGGCAATGGCTTAAAAGTAAGGTCTGTGGGAACACAGTCCGGTAAAGGTTTAAAAATAAAAAGTAAAAAGTAGGAAAAAATGGCAGGATCATTATTATCCACTCCTGGGTTTGCATTGCAGCCTAGTGGTGAAAGAGTTGCTCTAGCGAGTAACTACATCTCCGACTTCAACTTCTTGAGTCAGTATTTACCTGACACATATGAGGCGGAGTTCGAACGGTATGGCAACAGAACTGTTGCTTCATTTTTAAGAATGGTTGGTGCAGAGATGCCAACTAATTCTGATTTAATCAAGTGGTCAGAGCAAACTAGACTGCACCCTAAGTACACTAACGTAAGTAGTAATCA